CTTAGGTACTCTTGCTCTTCAAGAGGTCTTCTAGGTGATCCTGGCCAACTCTCATAAGCAAAATTAATTGATGAATATAATGCTCTTAACTGATGTATATTCATTGTCATCTCAACAAACCATTCGTCTTCTGATAAGGATTCCATATTTAGAAGACAATGATCATTATTATTTATTTCCATTCCTACGTTGCTCAACTACATCCTTGATTGAGTTGAAGTCAGAGGAAGTTCCCATTTGATCTCCAACAAAGAACTCTTCAAATCCTGACTTGGAAATAATTTTGTCACAAATTTCAATCTGTCTTTTCTCCTTACCAATACGCCTGATGAAGGCATACCAACATACCTGTGTAAAATATGAGAAAGGATTCTTTGACTTAGAGGGGTCAAAGTTATGAGCATAGATTACACAATTCTCTACAGCATCACATACCATGTCTTGGCGATACATGTAGTTAGAAAAGTTAGGTCTCATTGAAAGATGTTCAGCAATGTCTAGAAAACATTGCCCAATATATCTTGGAATAGGAGGCCACTCTTTGCGAGAAAGCCCCTGTTCCTTTGCCTCATCAATCTTAGACCTGTACTCTACAAAAGCAGCATAAAATTGTTTGTTATCAATAAAATTATTTTTATTGCGTTTTTTCTTGATTTGATCTGGCATTTTGTACTTGTTGTTAATACTATTATATCAGTTTCAAGACCATTCGACAAAGTAACAATTACTTGTTATACTTATAATGTAGTGATCAAGGGTTGAAACGCGTTATAGCCTTTAAGATACAGATTCATCATCTGGTCTATCATCAATAGTTTTACTAGGAGAAGAGTCAAATATATTTTCTAATAAAGTACGTGAGTCATTGACTTTACCAACAAAACCAATGTTATCTTTGGTATCTACTTTACGTTTGATTGGAGAAGATATTTTTGCAGCAATAAGTGCCTTGTTATAGAATTCAGCACCAAATTTATCTAACTCTGAAATAGAAATAACATGTTGCTTATAGATGATAGTCATATCATCATTGGCATACATCATCCATTTTTTAGGAACTAAACCTGACACTGCAACTCCTTTCTGAGAATCAATTGACATTGTTTCAGAAATTACTATTGGGTTTGAAACCAAAAAGAAGTCAACACCATTTTCATTTGATGGAATGACTTCTGCAAGTATCTCTTCTCCTGTTGTAATCTTCAGTGTTGCAGGAAAAGGATTATCCATAAAAATTATATAAACTGGTCAATCCTATTTAGGGAGTGTAAAGTAATGTCTTCTATGTCATAGGTGAAATCCTCCTCCACATAATACTTTATTCTTTCTGTCAGGTGATTCAAAGTGAAATTAGATTTGCCATGAGGTTTTCTGAAGTCATCAGCAATGTCATATAACATACAATTATTTTTATCTTTGCCCCTTCTCAATCCTCTGCCAATAGATTGCAATACTCTTACTCTTGATTTAGAAGGCGCACCAAATATTACATGGTGTAGATTCTTGATATTTACCCCTGTGCTCATGGTGCCATAGGAACCAAGGATGATATTGTTGTTACTGCTTTCACATATCTCTCTTACTTTTTCTCTGTCAGTGACATCTGTGCCACCATGGATAATGTGAACATCTTTCTTGCTGTGATTGGATATGAGCTCATACAAGGGGATGCCATGTCCTTCAACTCTTGAGAATAACAACAGCACATTGCCTTGTAATTCTTCTGTTAATTCTTTCAGGTATATATTTCTCTCATCTGACTCTCCAATGTATTCAATCTCATCATTGTAAGTATTGAATGTCTTTGGTTCATGCTTCAGTAGTTTGATTTGAACTTGAAGTTTGGCAAGATGTCCTTTCTCCATCAAATCAGCAGAGGTGGTTGTCTTGAATACAGGTCCAAAATGTGATTCAAGAATCAATTGATTTACATTCTTACCATCTAATGTTCCAGTAAATCCATACCTCCATTTTGCATCAGGCATCTTCTTCATAATGCCCTGTAACACCTTTGCTTTAAAGTTGTGGCACTCATCCCCAATTACTCCATCAAATTGCCTGTACCACCCCTTCTGTAGGGCATAGATGGACTGAAAGGTAGATATAGTTACAGGTGCTTTAGTGTCAATTGAGTGTCCTTGATAAATTTTATGCAGGTTATCTTTACTCCATCCATACTCAAGGAAATCTTTATACATTTGTTCTACCAATGACTTGGTAGGAACTACAATCAACACTCTTTTATCAATAGATTTTAAGTATCTGGAAATGGAATATATCATTAATGATTTTCCAGAACCAGTAGGTGATACTATTGTTTTTCTATATTCTTTGAGAGCAGAGTAGACAGTATCGATTTGATATTGTCTGGGTGTGACATTGGATATTTTGCCCATGAATAACTCAACACCTTCTTGGAAGATTCTTTCATCTGTTTCATAGGGTGTACCATAGTATTTGTTGTCCTTGAACTCCCAAGTGTAATTGTGTTTATCACACCACTTACACAATCTGTAAACTAAACCACAGGGAATTGTAGATGTAGATAATGAACATAATCTTATCTTACCATCCCAATATTTTTTACGATAAGCAGGAGAAAAGGAGGCACCCTCTACATCAAAAGAGAACGCCTCCTGAAGTTCATACAGTATGTGTTGGTCACATTCTAACTGTAGATCTATCTCATTTTTCTTAGAAATGATAACGTCAGACACAAAGTATTCATCTCACTGATGTATTTATCAACCACCAGAAGCAAAAATTCTCCACTTTACAGCATTGGAAATGTTAAAATTCATTTGATTAATTTGCTTTAAGATGTCAGATAATGTACTTAAAATTGTTTCATAGTTTGCAATTTTTTCTTCAACCTTTAGATACATCTCATCTACCTCAACCCAGTGAGGCACATCAGATTTCAAGATTTTATGTTCCAATGGTGCATTTTCATATGCACTTTCAATATCTTTACCTGAATAGTATAGTTTTTTAAAGTGATATACTTTTCTCTTTTCTTGCTGTGATTTTTCTAGTAATAGTTTGAACTGACTATGAAGAGCAATATATTTAGAGTGGAGTTGTGGGATTTTGATTGATGACTCATCTAACATGACATCATCAATCTTACAATCCTCACTCCACATTTCAAGAATCTTCTCTAAGTTCATACAGAGTGGATAAAAATTTATTTATTAGTCTTTAAAACTACCCCTTCTGTTATTAAATCTCATAAGGTTGCCATGTCTTTTTCTATCAATTCCATTAAATTGTTTTTGCTCTCTTGCATACAATTCAGGTGGATTTAAAAGTGTATTATCATCACTTGAACCTTTAGTGCTTGCTTCTATTGACTTATATGCTGTACTGTATCCAACTTTCTTTGCTTTTTTATTTGGAATTGCATAGACATTAACATTTTGGTTTCCCTTATCCCAAGTAGGATACCAATTTTTAGACTTTACTTGGTATGATATTTTGTCTAATACTTTAAGAACATCAGTTCTTGAAGCTTTTGAAGTATAAACAGAGATTAAACCAGTTACCAGTGGACATGAAAAAGAAGTTCCTTGCGATTTGGTTAGATTACTAGCAGATGGACTTGCCCACAAATCATTGGTAAATGGTGCTCCTAGGTCCATGTGAGTTCCTGGATTACCTTTACGTCTTAATTTATTAAATTTATCTGTAGTGAAATGGTCTGTATTAAATCCACCAACAATAATTGCTTTGTGATGAGTATCTTTTTCATCCCCTTTTAATTCAAAATAAGGAACTATTGGCACTGAAGGAAATATTTTTTCTTCATTATTTTTTCCAGATTTACCTTTTTTACAATAAAAAACTTTAGATCTTTCATCATTTGAATTATAATATCCATTGTCATTATTTCCACCAGCTATTAAAAATTGCACACCCTTCTTTGCTGCGTCTTTCATATATTGATTAATAGGATCATCTTCAAGACTACCATTGCTGCTTTTAATACTGTCATTTATATAACCACCCTGTGAAGATCCTGTACGTTTGAACTCAACTTTTTTACCAGTATTAGGATCTATACCTGTATATAATGGATGGGTACCTACTCCTATGTTTTCAAGTATTGCATCAATTTCATTTATTTCTTTTTGTGTTCTTTTACCTTTTGGTTTAACTTCTTTTGTGTTAAGTTTACCATTTTCATACCAACATAATTCTGCGCTCTTTTTCCAATCATCTGCATAATCATATACATCCCAATCTCGTCCAGAAGCACCCCAACTGCAATTAACTAGAGTTCCATACTTTTTATCGTTACCTGATTTACTTTCATGAAATCCTACTATACAATCAATGGCTTTGATTACTGCTGCTTCTTGACTTAAATTTCTATTTGCAAATATTTCTGGATAATCTGAACGCAATTTCTTTTCAAAAAAATCCACACCTATAACATAAATTTTTGATTTTACTCCAAATCCTATATTTGGTAATGCAGCAGATGCAATAACATTAGTACAATGAATACGTCCACTTTTTAATGGTTCATACTTTGGTGCATTATCACCAGAGATTATATGTTTCCACCAATTAT